CGGTACGGGTGTATGTAACACACGATTAGTATCAATACCAAATGCTTCAAAGTAAGCTTGAGGTGAACCAAACTCAGAATCATAAAATAGAAGAACTGCATCTTCATGTTTCTTTAAATATGCTGCAGCCATCAATAATCCAAAAGAAGTTTTGAAATGTTTAGATGGGCCAGCCAATACTGTTAGTCCCGATGTAAGACCACCATCAATTGAACCCGATAGTGCTACATTTATCATTGGAACAGATGTTTGACAAACATCTTTTGTAGAATAGAGATTACTGTCACTTAGTACGTCAGCTCCCTCTATCTTTGAATTTTTCTTTAATTTATCTAATAGAGACATATTTATCCTTTATTTAAACACCTATATTCTACCATAATAGGATTAGTTTGTAAACTTATTTATACTAAAAATTCTTCTAAACTAGTTGAAGGATGTTCTACTTCATATGATTGTTTAGTATTATCTTGTTTAATAAATGGTACAGGCAGTGTGTCTAATCTTCCTTCTAGATAGTCTTTTATATTTTCTGCCATATGTGCTGCAGTACATACAGGTACATTCTGACAGATCATATTAGCATTTTTCTTACCACCTTGTAATTGAAAGTCATCAGGCATCTTCATTAATGCCAATGCTTCACGGAATGTGATAAATCTATCTTCAATAGGATGACATAACGATGTAGGTAAATGTCCTACAAATGCACCTATACGTTGTTTAGGAAATACGAGTCCTCGTCTCATTATACCACCACCTACTTTAGTAAGCTTGTCATACTTTCTACGACACGATGCTGCAAACCTTTCGTACTTCTCTCCTTCTTTAGTATCAGCCCATTCTGCAAGAACCTTATAACTATTCTCGAATCCGTATGTATCTTCTACTATATCATTTGTTGATGCAGTCTTTTCTAATTGTGCAACAAACTCTTTATGAGATAATTTACCTTCGAATATAACTTCTAGAATATGTTGATACATTGGGTCATCAGTTGGAACTTTATTACTGATAACAGCATTCATAGGGTCATCCTCTGATACCTTTGCATTTAGAATAATATCAGATGCATGTTCCATTGGTTCATTATAATATCTAAATAATGGAACACATTCATCTTTCCAAAAAAAGTAAAAAGACCTTTGACGTACTTGGCCAATACCGTGTAACATTGATTTAGTACGATACAAAGAAAATGTATATCCAAACTCCTCTGCTATCTTTCTAAGTTTGGCTACTACGGGTATTCCCATTTTACCAGCAAGATGAGGAGAGTTTTCACCCCAAAGAACTTTTGGTTTTACTTCTCTTAAAACATATCTAGATGATTCAATCATCCAATCATTATTATGATTATCACTAGAAGCTGTTGGACTTAGTGTTGATAATCCAGCACATGGACAAACAGAGTTTACTATGTCTACTTGACCACCATGACTTGCTCCTTCATCTAATACATGGTAAGGTACTTCATGATTATAATAATTTAATAATTGTGAGTCGTTTGCTCCAAATCCACTATACGACAAAATGTATTCGGGTCTTTTACCAAATACCTTTTCCATTGCTATTGTTTCACCACCGATTAGTGGTATTATACTTGCATAATTATAGTTAGTGCTCACAGCATTGCCCTTTCGTTTTGTCTTCAATATCTTGTATTTCATCTGTTAGTTCGTTAAATTTATTTATAGTATTTAAATAGGGTTTCACAATCTCTCGGTATTCTGTCATTCTAATTAAATTAGCTAATTCATCTTTTAATGAATCATACTTTGGTAAATCTTTCCGTTGATTATATTCTTCGATAGTGTTTATATCTTTCATATACTCTTCAACTTTTTCTAAAGTTTTTGATACATTATAAATTGGTTCTTTTTCATTATAAGTCTTAAGTGCTTTTTCATATTCTTCAGTGCTTAGAATTTTTTGTCCACCTGCAACTGATCCATCTAAACCACAATAGTTATGTAACTTACTAGGAAAGAAATCTCCATCTTGTGGTTTAGTAATATGTCTTAATGCACTTTTGGTTTGACTAAAACTAATAAAATCGGGAATTAAATCATTACGGTCTATAAAATTTAAATATCTAATTCCGAATGCAGTAACGGGGTCATCATATTTGTATATACCACATTTAAATCCATGTTGAGCACATTGTGTTTGTATTACATTATTGAATTCATTAATGATACCTTTATTACCACTAAATGCTTTACCTGCACTTCGTTTTCCCGACCTTCCAACTATTCTTTCTTGAAGTTGTTCTACAGTGTCATAATAGTATGATTCCCATAGTTGTTTGTTAAAACCATAGTTATTTTTTAAGTATTCGGGTTTAAAAAATTTACCTCCCGTTAATACAAATCCTTCACATATTAAATTCCAAAAACGATACTTGTCATACAGAAGTTCTTTTACTTCATGTTTATGGTCAATACCTTCAAGATTTAATAAGCCTGATGGTGATTTTAAAACCTTACCAATGATTGCAATACGAGGTGTCTTAAATTCAATTGCAACACACTGTTCTACTTCACTATCGACTTTAGTATTAAATGTTTCATACTCATATTTGTCACACAAAAATAATAATAATTGTGCAACACGAGTTCCTTTACCTGTGCCTGATACACCTTTTAATTGACAATAACTACTTTCCATCTAATTTAATCTTTCTTGATTCTTCTGGCAATTCTGTTTTTAGTAACTCCCAACCAAACTGCCACGGATTGTATTGATAAACTTCTACACCAG